TATAACCAGAACGACGAGTATTAAACAGAAGCGTTCCAGCTGGGTACAACGATGCGTCCGGAGCGTCAATGTCCAGGTAGTCAGATGTCACAAGATCACTAATTTCTGGGAAATCATCTGATATTGGATCAGTTGTGCCATTTGTGGCCCAACGTGCATCAGCAAATAGTATACCATTTTCTGTGGTTTGATCTGTTTTATCAATAGACACCCACTGACTTACACCGTCAACAGTTTCCCAACGATTAATAAGAGGGTAGTTTTCTAAGTCTGATGTATCAACCCATAAGTCGCCGTTGACTAGTGGAGTTTGATCAGATTGTGTAGTTGGAGCACTTGCACCAACCTGAACGCCCGCTGGATCACAATCTGTTAGATCAAATCCTCGAACATCATTAGAAACATTGTTATAGCCTTTCCATGTTGAACCATCGTGAATCATAATATCCACGTCAGACACTGACGAATAGTACCACATAGTACCATCTACTGGATCTTGACCTGGCGCAGTATCTTGAGCTGCATATGATGTGCCATCTGGATCTGTTACTGGAACCCAATTTGATATTGTAACACCTACATCAGTTCCTTCATCAAATGTACGGTTAACACCATCAACTGTGTAAAGGAACCCGGCGTCGGCTACCGGAGTACCTGCTGTATCAACTAAATCAATAGTACCACCTTGTGTGTGAGAGATCTGAACAGCACCTGTTGCTAATACAGATGCAGTTACATTGTCAACGTTTGCTGCTAGTACTGCTGCTACAAAATCTGACGCTGTAGTGCCTCCAAGCGTAGCAGTTACTGGTGTTGACATTGCAGTTGATCCAGCAGCCGATGCGCTAATAGTAAATGTGTTACCTGAAGTAAATGTTGGCGAAGTTTCGCCACCTGCAACTGTGGTATACCCCGAAGCACGACGCTCTTTTAATTTAAGAATAGCGGTATGATTATTATATATGTCATACACTGCGTATGTACTATCTTGTGCAATGTTAATACCGCCGCCCGAACGATCAAGTTCGTAGTTAGCAGTTTCGTCATTTGCATACACTGGACAAGATTGTGAGGTCCAAGTACCAGTAACTGTTGAGTATTTCTTAAAAACTAAATTCATGCCGTTGTTAACTGAAGTAGTCTTCTGCCATACAGAACCTGTAGGACGAGGAGTTGAGTCAGTTGAACGCCAACGTGGAATTGAAGTGTGTGCTGATTGTTGTAGGATTGGTGCGTAATAAGTACCAACTGTAATACCACAATCTGCAAACGGAGTACCTGAGGTATCCGCTAGTACAACACTAACATCTAGCGACGAGTCTGCATCACCAGAACCTGTCTCAACATAAATTTCTAGTTTGTTGTTAACTGCGGCTGCTGTAACACCTGTAATACCTGCGCCGGTAATATCTGAAGCAAATGAAGCAACAGTAGTACCTGTTAACGTAACTGTAGTGCCGTTGATTGTAACCGTTTCAGCTGGTGTTAATGTAGGGCCAGCAGTTGAACCAATGACAGCAGGAATGCTTGCTTTCCAATCGTCTGAACCAACAAGTACCCATTCGTTTGACTTGTTTTTGTAGTACATTGGGTTGTTAACGTTAGTAGCAACAATCGCATAAGAACCTACAGTACCAATACTCGCTTTAGGAATACCAGTATCTAAGTCATCAGTTGATGTAATAACTGTTGGAACTTTGTTAGTAAATGCATTAGTAGTGTTTGACCATTCAAAAATACCCCACGATGTTTCTGCAGTGTCTAACCACCAGGAGTTATTTGTTGGGGTACCTGTTGGGCGTGATAGGCTTGCTGCTAATTCTGCAAGGTCAATATCAACACGCTGAATGTATGCGCGGTTACTTACACCTAGTACAGAGTATGCTGCTAATAATCCGTATTCGTTTAATTCGTAACCGTTGATAGGAGTACCACCAGACGTGTTATAGAAGAACGGATTACCAAATGTGTTTACAAGTTCGCGTTGACTTGTGATTAAATAAATATTGTTGGCGTTGGCTGCTGTCGTTCCTTGTGCTACTCCTGTGCCTGCTGCATTTACTTTATTCTGTGCAGTAGCAAGAAGAATATACGGTACGCTGTTTGTAACAGCTGAACGATACTGGCTTTCGTCTACGATTGAGACTTCAACGCCTGGTGAAACTAGTGCCATATTATTATCCTCTTAATTTGGTTACAATAAATTGTTAGTTGCAAGTATTTATTAGTATCACTATTATTTCGCTCATTATCTAGACCTTTAAAAGGCCTGTGGTAAATATCAGTATGGAAAGACCTATTTGCGAAGCCTGTAATGAGCGTCCTTGCGCTGTAAACTACAAGAAAAACGGCACAACATACTATCGTAAGAAGTGTAATAAGTGTAATGGCAAGCGAGTTAAACCATTTGTACCACGCTGGCGACAAAAAGGATATAAAAAGAAGATGACTTGTGACAAGTGCGGCTATCAAGCTCGCTATGGATCACAAACAGTTGTATTCCATATGAACGGTGACTTAAATGATGCAAGTTTAACTAACTTGAGAACTGTTTGTTTAAACTGTGCTGTAGAAGTTGCTAAATCTGATGCGCCTTGGAAGCCAGGCGATATACTAAAAGACTTTTAAATTAAGTTCATCATTTCTGCTGCTACAAACAATACTTTAAGACTCAGTAGGCCCATAGCGGCTGCAATAACAAAATAACACCAGCAACACGAAGTTGATTTCTTTGGAAATGGACAATGTTTCATAAAAATACTTATGCCAAACTCTTAACACCCAGTTTCTCAAAGGTGTTTTGTAATAATACGATTTGATTGATAACATCTTCAAATGCGTGGTGACTGTTGCCTAATTTCTCACGGTCTGGGCTCATTTTAAATACAGTGCGAGCATCCATTACTTTATAATACTGCCAAGGAATAGGCATGCCTTGGCTCTTAAATGCGTGTTCAATAATAGTCATATCAAACGCAATACCGTTTGCCCAAATACGCTCTGCTTTCCACATCAAGTCTTTTAGTTCTTCAAGCATAGCACGGAACGGCACACGCCCTTCTTCGTTGAATGCTTCTTCTGTAGCAGCACTTTCTTGCTGTGCCCACCACTGCATAGTTAGATCATCAATAGTGCGGCCTTCTTGTGAGTCTGTGTCTACCCGCTGATACATTTTGTGTTCGTCGTAGATCGTTTTGCTAAACGGGTCAAACGCACACGCAGCAACAGTTAAGATAATAGAGTCAGGTGCACTGCCTAATGTCTCGATATCAATCATCAAGTCCAAAATGGTATCTCCAACAGATATTGTTAGTGTGTATTATAGTATGAGTTTAGGGTTTTGTCAACGACGGCGTGGTTTGATTTGTTTTATAGATTTGATTTGCTTAACTTTGCCGGGCTTGTTTGGTTTGCGCTTTACTTTTTTAGGTTTGCCAAGTGCTGATTTTTGCATTGCTTTGGTTTGCTTGTTTAGCAATGCTAGTAGTTTGCTTGATGGTGATACACGCTTGGTTTTTGATGCTCTGCGAGCCTGGCGTATTTTTGTATTAGCGCGAGTGCGCTTCATACGATTTGCTTTGTCCATGTCTTTAGGCGTACCGCAGGTACTGATGTCAGGAACAATTCGTCCTTTCTTTAATCCGCTGGTGCAACGCCATTTTAGTTTAAGAGCCATACCAGTATTTGCCTTTGGGTCGCCTGTGCGACTCCAAATTATTTCGTGCTCTGGAAGGAACTCTGTTGCTCGCATTAGCCAATGACCCAAGTTAGAGGTTGAGAACCATCTACATAAGTTGCTAGGTCTTGTAGTAGCTGCTGCTTCTCTTGCTGACCTTCTGCTTTCATTGCTGCACCGTTTAGTGCTGTACCGCCTTGCGGACCTGCGATGCTTGCATACTTCTCACGAGCTTGACCGATAATCATTTTGGCTGCTGCTGCGGTATAGTCTTTTAACCACTGCGACGTTTGATAATCTTGTAGCAGTGTTACTTCAGGCTTTGCGTTGAATGTCCACAGTAGTATGTCTTCGCCTGAACCTTTTGGGTCACGCACTACACGCAACTCTTTAGTTACACTGTTGAACGTGTAGTTCATAAAGCCGCCAAACATACGCATAGCAAGTTCTGTATACTGCGAGTACATCTCAAACGTTGCTAGACCGCCCGCATAGGTATAGTTCAGCATATAAACATTTAAGGTTGCTTGAGAGAATGGATCAAAACTGCTTGAGTAAGGACCTGTAGCATCACCTAAACTGCGACGGAAGATTTGACGTACATGAGTTACTTCTTGCGGAAGGGTATAAGTGTCCTGCCCTTCCTGCATTTCTAAAAACACATAACTCTCTTCTGTGCTCGCTTGGCTACGTTGGCGGAATACGCCTAGTGCTTCTTCGTATGCGATTTCGTAGTGCTCTGGATCTAGTTCAATGTCAATGATGCCATCGCCTAGTTTGAGTGCTACATATTTGAAAAGATCTTGCTTTAGTGTTTCTAAACTCATGTGTTACCTTCTGCGGTTAGTAACACTATTTAGCTGATCAATGCACTCTCAGTATCACAATGTTTTCGTTAAAGCGTCCGTTGAGTGGAGTTTCAAGTGCTTTGATCTCTTTGAACAGTTTGCGGCTGTTGGGCTTGCTTGCTTTGAGAATTTCTTTGAGCTGTTCCTCTGGCTTGCGTAGGATCTTGCTTACACTCTTAATAGTGTCAATACCTACAAGCGAGTTGTTCTTAACCATAATAGGGCCAGCCATCTCATCTGCAACAAAGTACATGAGTTTGCGTGTTTTTGTGTTGAACGCAAACACTTCTTTACACTCAATCAGTTTAGTAGGCTTAACTGATTCCAACTTAACCTTGTGGAATATGCCTTCTTTCATGTACTTGAGTTTGCTTACCTGCTTTTCAGGTGTTTGTGGCTTGCGCTTGCGCACTGTGCGAGTTGCTTTCTTCATTGCAACATAAGAGTGACAGTCTGACACTACTTGCTCGCAGAACTTGATCATATTACGCAACATAATCTTGCCTACATTGGCATAACCTTCAACAAGATCCTCATCCTCGCCCTTTTGCACCAGCTCAAATTCAGCAATCTTTTCTTTAAATGCATCTTCAACAATAGAAATATGCTGCGGCAGGATGTTAAATTCAGCAATCACACCTTTGACATTGGTGTTCTTGTCAAACTTGCAGCCTGTTTTAACAAACTCATCAAACAAACCTTCAATTTCACCTGCACACTGAGCTGCTTTGTCACGCATACGATCTTGAATGCTTGGACCTTTAGGCTTTTCTTCTACAGTTTCGTCATCTGTTGGTTCAACAGCAACGTCAGCCCACTCTTTAACTTTAAAAGTGATGCGATCCTTTTCCTGATCAGTTAGTTCAAAGCCTTTAGTAGCCATACGAGCGAGAAAACCAATAGTAGGTACAACCGTAGAGTCTGCTACTTTGCTTACTAGGCGAGCGTATTCTTCGTTTTCGCTTGCTACAAAGTAGTTATAAAGCATAACCTTGGCTTCTTTCTTGCCAAAGTGGTAGTTGTACCAGTTAAACGCAATCAGCATTTCCGCAGTGCGGTTATCGTCATCTGGTTGTTTGTCCCAGGTAGGCTCATAACCAGTGTATTTCGCATCTGCTGCTGCTACACGGAAATCTTCTTTTTTCTTTGCAGGGCGTTTTGCCATTGCTTGCTCCTTTTTTGCTAGTCTGTGTATTGTAGTGGTATTTGAGTAGGCTGTCAACCTAGATAAATACAAAAAGTTGCAGAAAAAACCTCTGCATAATCAATAATTTAGCAAAAGAACACAATTATGCCAAGATTATCACTATGGTCTGAAAATAAACGTAACGATTACAAGTACTTAGACCGCATTATCAGCGAACAATACACTGTAGGCGGTATGGATATGTATGTCCACAAGTACCTGGGTCCTAAGGTTGGTGGTGACTATTCTACCCAAAGTAGCAATTATGACGTCACAAGGCCCGTTTATGACGAGACCAACCCTCTATTCATCGAGGACTTGTTCACTCTTGAAAACAGAGATCGTGACTATGACGAAAGCATTTATCGTATGCGCGGCATTTACAATGTTCAAGACCTAGACTTTAACCTATCACAGTTTGGTTTGTTCCTTCAAAACGATACTCTGTTTATTACGTTCCACTATAACGACATGATTGATACGTTAGGACGTAAACTAATGAACGGTGACGTTATTGAACTGCCCAACTTAAAAGACTTCCATCCGCTTGATCCTAGTATTCCTATTGGACTGCCAAAGTTTTATGTTGTACAGGATGCAAGTTTTGCAGCAGAAGGTTTCTCCAAAACATGGATGCCTCACTTGTGGCGAGTTAAAGCAGTACCAATGGTTGGTGCGCAAGAATACAAAGACATCATGGATGGCTACATCAATGAGAAGGGCGAAGATACTGGTGTCTTAGGTGTTAATGGCGATACGCCAATTGGCGATTACCTAAAGCAGTGTGCTACCAACTTGGATATCAATGACAAGATTGTAGCACAAGCAGAAGTTGAAGTTCCACTGTCAGGTTATGACGTTACTAAATTCTATGTAGCGCCTTATAGCGATGGCGAACCAGCTGATGGGTCTGGTATCTCAGTTGATGAGATTGTATTTCGTGCTGATAGTGACCTTATTCGTGCAGACCGTTCACTTGTTACACCCGAAAGCTCAGGCTACGCACAAGGTTACTTAACAGGCAATTCTGATGCTCCTAACGGTGTTCCAGTTGGAACTGGTGTGCAGTTTCCAACCAATGCTAATACTGGCGACTATTTCTTGAGATTAGATTATGCCCCAAACCGTATGTTCCGTTACGATGGAAAGCTCTGGGTGAAAGTAGAAGACAATGTACGCACAGAGTTGTCGTATTTAAACAACGATAATTCTACTCAGCGAAGCTCATTTGTAAATAACAGAGAGACAATAAACACAGCAGATCGCGGCACTATCTCAAGTCGACAGTCATTAAGCGATTTGTTTAACCCTAAGGCAGACAACTAATGGCACAAGTAGATTTTTTTTATGACGACCAAATTCGTCGTTTCTTATTGCAGTTTACTCGTATCTTTAGTGGGTTTCAAGTAGAGTATGGCAAAGACGACTCGGGGAACCCAACATACCAAACAGTGCCTGTTCGATACGGCGATGCATCAAGACAAGCACAAACTATTATTGCCAATAACAGTGCAAACTCAATGCCGTGTGCACCAATGATGAGCTTTTATATTAGTGGGCTTGAGTATGCGAGAGACCGTGTACAAGATCCTTACTTCGTTGACAATAGAACATTTCGTCAACGCGAATGGGACCCGGCAACTGAATCATACGAAAAGACTCAGGGGAATGCATTTCAGGTTCAACGTCATATGCCTGTGCCATACAACATGCAAATTAAACTAGATATTTGGACTACTAATACGCAACAGAAGTGGCAGCTAGCAGAACAGATACTTCCTATGTTTAACCCTTCGTTAGAAATACAATCAACCGATAACTATATTGATTGGACCAGTTTGAGTGTAGTAGAACTAACCGGTGTAAACTACACTTCGCGCTCAATTCCAAACAACGAAGAGCAGATTGATATTATGACCTTAACATTCACACTTCCATTCTGGATCACTATGCCAGCAAAGGTTAGTAAGAACGGGGTTATACACAAAATAATTGCTAACATATACGATTCCGACGGCGATATAAACAATGCTATCACAGACGACGACATCTTACTTGGTACACGTTTAAAAATCACACCGCATGGGTACAAAGTCTTATATATTGGTAATGAACTACAAGTAGTTGCACATAATGCAGTAGGTACCAGCCAAGACGATTTATCTTCATTGGACTTTGATATGACAAGTACACTGTTGTGGCAACCAATTATTGAAGAATACGGCACACTTCGTCCTGGTATTACACAAATACGTTTTGAGGACGAAGACGAAGGCTTAGAAATTGTTGGAACTATTGCTTATAATCCAACAGACGAGAAGAAACTTATCTTTACCGTTGACGAAGATACACTGCCACAAAATACTCTTACCCCTATTAGCAAAGTTATCAATCCACTAACAGCAGGACCAGGTGCAGGACTAGCAGCGGCAGCAACAGGACAACGTTACTTGCTAACAGAATCAATTGGCAACAGCGAGAACACTGATGCAGCAGATGCATGGGGCTCACTGGTTGCTAACAAAAACGACATCATCCAATACAATGGCACAAACTGGACGGTACACTTTGATTCTAGTACTGTTGACTCAAGGGAATATGTAGTCAATAACCACACTTCGTTACAATACAAATGGACTGGCTCTGAATGGGTTCGCAGTTACGAAGGCTTGTATACAGGTGGCAATTGGTCAATAGTGATATAAATGCTGTAGGCGTTTGGTTTTACTGTACTACAACTGAACGTTATCTCTACTTAATGCGCAACGATCCTAAATACCCTTATCATTGGGGATTACCTGGTGGCAAATGCGAGTGTGACGAAAGTTTGCTAGATACTATATCTCGCGAGTGCATTGAGGAAATGGGTGCTATGCCAGACTATATTAAACTGGTGCCTATTGAGAAGTTTACAGATAATGGAAATCACTTTTCTTATCACACATTCTTGTGCTTGGTAACTGATGAGTTTATGCCAAATCTAAATGATGAACATTTAGGTTATGCTTGGCTAGACGAAGGTACTATTCCAAAGCCACTACATCCAGGCTTGTGGAACACTATAAACGTTGATGAGATTGTTGCTAAGATTGAAACTGCTAAAGACGTTTACTTGCGTAACCAATAACCATTTGAAATATCACATTCTGAACGGAACTGGTTAATAGTAATTGTAGATAAGTTCTTGTGCTTTTTCCATTCTTCAGGGGTGTTGCCTTGGTGTATACAGTGGTAGAACTTTGTGCCTGGGTATGCTGCCATAACATTACCTACACTTGTAATCATAGTATCTCTACGCCGTAAACCATCTAGAGTATACTCGTCGTAACCTACTAGATACACTTCTTCGTGTCCATCAAATGCGGCCAGGTATGCTGCTACACCTTCTTCAGTAGTCTTAACACCATAAGGAATAATAAAGAACTCGCCTGGGTGTTTCAAACACTGTGTGGTGCTGGTGTAGACCATAATCTTTTCAGTTAGGTCGCGCTTGATTAAGTCGTTGAGCAAGTCTTCGTTAAAAGTAACGTGGAAGTTTGGTTCAAATTGTGTATATAGGCCACCAGTAGCGTATGAGTGGACTGCTAGGCTGTCAAGCAAGCCTTGACGTCCTGATAGCATATGAAGTGGGAACTGTTGAGAACCTGCGCCGTTGCTTACACAAACAGCACGACCAGAAATTGACTTAATCTTTAGAGGATTCTCAACATACTCACGTGTTTGCTCGCGCTTGCCGTTTTTGATAGTGAGGCTGGTTACTACATACTCGCCTTCGTAGTCTGCTCTGTAGAGTTCTTGCATTATCTTACACCTACAACAACTTCAATAAGTTCTTCACCTGCTAGTGCTTTGCCCTTGATTGCTTTACCAATAATAGAACCTGCAGGTGGATCACGAAGCGGATCGTCCCAGGCAACAGCAACACCAGGTGTATTAGATGCTACCATTAAATCGCCCGGATGTACAATACCTGTAGCACGACAAGGAACACGACCTGATAGTGCGATATATACACCGCCATCTAGTTGTTCGTTCATCATAAACGCAGGGTTTGTGGATACTACGCCTGCTACTCTGCGTGTAGCATATTCGTCTGCTAGTGTAACTTCTTGCTCGCCGCCAAACTGTAGCACTGTGCCTGCGGTGTATTCAGCATCAGGCATATACTTTTCTGCTAAGTCAGCGTATTGTGCTGATGTTGCTGTACCTGAGAAAATTCCTGCTGTTAGGTTTCCAGATCCATCTCTAAGTGCAATAGTATTTGCAGTTGCACTTGTTGCTGATTGATATCCATCAAGCGTATCGGCATCTAAACCAGAACCTGCTCCATCTACCGTTTTGATCAGAGTCAGAATCTCTGATGCTGTCTGATCAGCAGTAGCACCTGATTCAATGCCGTCTAGTTTAGAACCATCACTTGCTACATCTCTACCATCTACAGTTCCAGATAAAGTTAAGTTTCCATCCTTATCCAACTTCATCTTTTCAGTGCCGCCTGCAACGCCACTAGTCTTTGATGTGTTACCAAACATCCAACGGTAATAACCACTGGTAGAGTCCGTCAAGCCAAACGATAAACTATTTTCACCGTTAATGGCTACGTTAGCACTCAAAGCAATATCTGATGTAGTGGTTACAGTGTTTGTACCAACAGATAATGTTTGAACAGTAAGAGTGCCAGACATGGTATCGCTGCCAGTAGCAGAAACAAAGTCTGTTGATGCTGCTGTTGCTGCACTGCCTAAGCCTAGGTTAGTTCGTGCTGTTGCTGCGTTGGTTAAGTCTGACAAGTTGCTTGCCTTAGCAAGTTTTTCGCCAATACTGGTTGTTACTGTTGTTGAGAAGTTAGCGTCATCGCCTAGTGCGGCTGCTAGTTCATTAAGTGTGTCTAGTGTGCCAGGAGCTGAATCAACTAAGTTTGAAACTGCTGTGCTTACAAACGCTGTAGTAGCAATCTGTGTTGTGTTTGTTCCTGCCGGTGCTGTTGGTGCAAGAGGAGTGCCAGTTAGTGTTGGACTTGCTGTAGGTGCTTTAGCATTTAATTGAGTTTGTATGTTTGACGTAACACCATCTGTGTAGTTTAGTTCTGCTGCTGTAGCAGTAACGCTCAGTGTGCTTAATGTAATGTCGCTTGTTAGTGCTACTGTGCCTGTAGTTGTAGGCAGTGTTAGTGTGCCTGTGTTGCTAATGGTGCTAATAACAGGACTTGTTAGCGTTTTGTTTGTTAGTGTTTGTGTTCCAGTGAGTGTAGTAACTGTTGAGTCAATAGAAAACTCATTGCCCGACAACGAAAGCCCTGTACCGGCTGTATAACTGCCTCCGGCTGCTGACCAACTTAGGTTGCCTGCACCATCAGTTGACAATACATACCCAGCACTTCCGTCTGAGGTTGGAAATGTTAGTGTTCCGTTAAGAACAAAACTAGATGCTTTTAATCCTGCTACTTGTAGATCCGAATAAGCAGCAAGTGTTACATTACCTGCGGTAGAACCTTGTTCTGTAGAGTTTGCTAATACAAACTCGTCTGCCGATTCGTCCCACAGTAGTACACGATTTTGATCGTCTCCTCGTTCAAAAACAATACCAATATCTTTTGTATTAGTACCTTCTGCTCCGTTATTAATAACAATAACTGGGTCGTTGAATGCTGCGGTTGTTGTTGTGACTTGTGCAAGTTTAGGTCTAGTTAAGCCCATATACAGTAATCTTCCATAAAAGTAATTTACACTATTTATGCCACTAGACAACCAGAAATTAAAGTCAAAAAGAAAGGCGGTTGCCCGCCCTTCTTTTATTTAGGTATTATAATCTTGCGATTATAGGCGACCTACTACAACTTCAATGATGCCTTCGCCATCTTCGTTGTTGCCTAGTGCCTTACCAATAACAGAACCCATTGCAGGATTTTCTTCTGCACGAGCCATACCGTTACCAGCTGATACCATCATGTCGCCTTTGCTAACTGGGCCAACTACCTTACAAGGTACACGACCAGTCAATGCAACTGCTACACCGCCTTCCAACTCTGCGTTCATCAAGTGAGCAGGGTTAGTAGAAACGATACCAGCAACCTTTGTATCCATGTCATGGTTACAAGTAGTTACTTCAGCATCACCGCCAAAGCATACAACAGTACCTGGCTCAATGTCAGCGTCTGCTGTGTACTTCTCTGCCAAGTCCGCGTATTGCGCAGTTGTTGCAGTACCAGTAATAGTACCTGCTGAGAAGTTACCTGAACCATCGCGGAATACGATAGTTGAAGCAGTGTTAGCAGAAGTAGCGTTTGATGTTACAGTAAATGTACCACCTTCGCTGCCTACTGAACCTGAGATACCGTTACCAGATGTAGCACCTGCTGCAACATAGTTACCGGTTGTGTCAGTGCCAAGTGCAACAGAGTTTGCTGCTACACCAGAAGCTACTGTAGCTGTTGCTGCGTTACCAGTAGTATCCTGGTTACCAGCTGTGTTAACACCCGGTAGGTCAATGTTAGCTGAACCGTTAAACGATACACCACCAATAGTACGAGCAGTTGCTAGTACTGTAGCCGATGCTGCGTTACCGGTAGTATCTTGGTTACCAGTTGTGTTAACACCTGGTAGGTTGATATTAGCTGAACCGTTAAACGATACACCACCAATAGTACGAGCAGTTGCTAGTGCAGTAGCAGTGTCTGCGTTACCAGTTACATCACCAACTAAGTCAGTTGCTAGAGACTTATTCATTGCCCAACGATCTGAAGCTGAAACATAAGTCAATGTAGCTGATGCACCATCAACTGTTAGACCTGCGCCGTTAGCTGCTGCTGCGTTTGCTGCACCTTGTGCTACTGTAATGTTAAGGTCTGCTACTGTTAGTGTAGTTGAGTTAACTGTAGTAGTTGTGCCGCCAACTGTTAGGTTACCAGTGATTTGTACATCGTCGTTCAACGCAATGTAGCCAGTGCCATTACCAGTAAGTGTTAGGTTACTGTTAGTAGTCTTGGCAGTAAATGAATCAGCTGCAATCTGGTTACCAAACGAGATTGCGTTGCCGTCGCTTGATGTGAACGATGCACCTGCTTCAAGTTGTACAGGACCTTTAAGTTGGATAATACCAGTACCAGTAGGATCAAGTTCAACGTCGCCAGATCCACTAGTTTGAACACTAATGTTCTGGTTAGTGTCAGCAGATACAACGATTGTACCTGAGTCGTCTTGTAGTACTTTCTGTCCGTTAACGTACAAAGAGCCCTGCGATACATAAACGTCTCGCCACTGCAATGATGGACTACCTAAGTCAAAACCAGTAGTACCATCTGAGTCTACAGCTGGCATCAAACCGTCATCTGTAAAGTTAGCGATAGTTACACCATCAATAGTGAACTCAATGTCGCCGTCTGTGCCAGTGTCAGTAATAGCGATACTAGTATCGTTCTTAGCAATAGCGTCAACAGCAATGTTACCTAGTGTAGTATTACCTGTAACAGTTAGGTTACCTGTAATAGTCATGTTACCAGTTGCATCAATAGTGCCGTCGCCGTTAGCGTCAATAGTAGCAGTACCAGTACCGTCGTCAATACCAGTTACACTTGCAGTAGTTGTCATAACACGAGCGTCAATAACATCGCCCGAAGCTGGTGCTTCTGTAAATGTTAGTGTAGTGCCTGAAACACCGTAAGCAGTTGTAGGAATCTGTACAACACCGTTGATAGATACGATAGTTGTAGCAGTTGTACCACTGTTAGATAGTGTAAACGCTGTAGTTGAACCGTCACCTGAGAACGAGTCAGCAACAACAACAGTAAAGTCTGCTGTCATGTTACGCCATGCGGTACCATCGTGGTATTCTAGTGCAGTATTGGTAGTGTTAAAACGCATCATACCTTGTGCACCAGTACCTGGACGTTGTGCTGTAGTACCCGCAGCAATCATGAACGAGTCAGTTGCGTCAATCTTCAACGAAGCATCAGCAGTAGCAGTGCCGCCGCCAATAACAACTGTGTCGGTGCCTGCGTCTACTGTAAATAGAGTAGAGTTTGTGTCGCCTTCAACAACAAAGTCTACGTCTGCGCCAGCTTCGTTAACACGGATTGCAGAACTTGCTGCGCCGTCAATTGACAAAATACCAGTGGTATTTGTAATAGAAGAGCTTGTGCCATCATGTACAAGTGTTAAGTCGTTACCAGCACCTAAACGTAAGTTGTCGCTGTCGCCTAAAGAAACGTTGCTGCTAAACGTAGTTGCACCAGTTACGTCTAGAGTTGAATCTAGCGTAGTAGCACCAGTTACATCAAATGTGCCAGCAATATCAACGTTAGTAGCCAAGCCAACTTCAACAGAGTCGCCAGTTACTGTAACAACAGTTTCGTTAGCAACATCGTTGAACGTTAGTGTGTCGCCACCAGAGATAGTAGACGAAGTAGTGCCATCAGTGATATCAAAACCAGAGTTAGCAACACCATCAACGTATGCTTTAGTAGCAGCATCTTGGTTAGCAGTTGGATCTGCCAAGTTAGTCAACTTGTTAGCACCTGCGTCAAACGTAGTTGAAGCGTCAAGTGTTACGTTGTTTAGCGTAGATGCGCCATCAACGTTTAACGTACCAGTTGTAGAGATGTTACCCGAAGTATCAGCAACAGTGAACGCACCGTCTACATCAATACCACCATCTAGCGAAGCAACGCCAGTTACGTCTAGTGTGCCGCCAACAGCAGTGTTGCCGTTTGAAGCAGTAACGTCAAATGCTGTACCAACTTCAAAAGTTGTGCCGTCAAATGTTAGGTCTGAACTGTCTTCTAGCGAACCTGCTGTGCCAGCAATGACGATACGGTTGTCTGTCAAGTCACTAACTGTAGCAGAAGCTAGAGTAGTTTCACCTGTAACACCTAGTGTACCGCCAACTGTTACATTGTCTGTAACTGTTGCAGCGTCAACGTAGATGTTAGCCCAACGATCAGTGTTGTCACCGATATCATAAGTTGAGTCAGCACCTGGAATCATGTTTGATGAAATATCAGCAGTGATTGTTACAGTGTCAGTAGCAGCGTCACCAAGTGTAACATTGCCATTGAAAGTAGCAGCACCGTCAACGTTAAGTGTACCTGAAGTATCAACGTTACCTGATGAATCGGCAACAGTAAATGCGCCATCTACATCAATACCACCATCTAGACTTGCTAGAGCCGATACATCTAGTGTACCAGTGATAGTAGTGTTAGCAGCAGCAAGTGTACCAGTTGTAGAAACGTTACCAGTTGAGTCAGCAACAGTGAATGCGCCATCTACATCAATACCGCCATCTAGTGAAGCTAGACCTGATACGTCAAGTGTGCCAGTGATGCCAGTGTCAGTAAGTGTTGCGTCGCCAAATACAACGTTTGCTGCTGTACCTGAGAATACTTCTGCTGTGTTAGTAGCATCTACTAATGCTGTAAATACGCCAGCTGAATCATCATAACCAAAGAAACCAACTTTAGCAGCACCGTCGTTGTACAAGAATTCTGTACCGCGGTCTTTGTTGTCGTCAACTGAATCGTCACCAATTGTGTAAACTGGATCAGAGATAGTAACAGTAGTTGAGTTAACTGTAGTAGTTGTACCTTGAACAGTCAAGTCACCTGTAACAGTTAAGTCATTGCCGATGGTTACGTCGTTTGGTAGAGAGATAGTAACTTCGTTGTCAGTAACTGCTGTAACGATTTCGTTAGCAGTACCAGAGAAAGTAAACGTATCTGTACCAACTGTAACAGTATCAGTACCAGTGTCGCCAGCAATTGATAGTGAAGAAGCTGATGCTGCTGTATCGTCTACATACTTTTTAGTAGCAGCGTCTTGGTTAACTGTTGGATCAGCAACGTTAGTGATTTTGTTAGCGCCTGCGTCAATTGTGCTTGAAGCATCAATTGTTACGTTTGCCATTGTAGTATCACCATCTACATTCAAGTCACCTGAAGTAGAAACGTTACCTGAAGTATCAGCAACGGTAAACGCACCGTCCATATCAATACCACCGTCTAGCGAAGCAAGACCAGTTACGTTCAATGCTGCGCCAAAGTCTGCTTGACCAGTTACGCTTGCTGTGCCGTCAACATCTAGGTTGCCGCCCATGTTCAAGTTTTCTGCTAGACCTAAGCCACCATCAATAATAACAGCACCAGTGGTGTTGCTTGTTGAAGTAGTTGTGTCGTTGAAGTTAGCTGCGCCATCTACATCTAGAGTTGAGTCAAGTGTAGTTGCGCTAGTTACATCAAATGTACCTGCGATATCAACGTTGCTTGGCAAGCCAATTGTTAGCGTGTCAGTAGCAGAAACAGCTACTTCTACTTCGTTAGTAGTACCAGCAACTGTTAGTGTATCTGAAGCAGATATGTCAATGGTTTGTGAAGTAACACCGTCTGATAGTACCCAGCCTGCTTGTAGTGCTGTATCAATGTATGACTTAGTAGCAGCGTCTTGAGCAGATGTAGGATCTGCCAAGTTAGTCAACTTGTTAGCACCAGCGTCAAATGTTGATGATGCGTCAAGTGTTACACTGTTAAGTGTTGAAGCACCGTCTACGTTCAATGTACCGGTTGTGCTAATGTTACCTGATGTGTCAGCAACAGTAAATGCGCCATCTACATCAATACCACCGTCTAGTGAAGCTAGACCAGAAGCAGTAATAGCAGCAACAGTAGTTGCGCCAGTTACACCTAGTGTACCGCCAACTGTTACGTTGCTTGAGAAAGCACCAGTTGTTGCACCAGATAGTGCGCCTGATGAGATTGAAGCAGTGCCGTCAGTTAGTGTAGTACCTGTAATAGTACCGTCTGTAGCGATAGTAGCGTTTGCGTTAACGTCAATGCCGCCATCTAATGAAGATAGTCCAGTAACGTCAAGTGTACCACTTGCTGTGATGTTTACAGCAGAGATATCATCTGATAGTGTTACGGCGCCAGTTACACCTAGTGTACCGCCAATAGTTACGTTGTCATCAAACTCACCGCCGCCAGCGTGTAGGTTAGCGTAGTCAGTAACTGTAACAGTAGTAGACGAGTCTGAGTCTGAAGTAAATGCTACAATAAATTCGTCTGCTGATTCGTCCCATACAAACGCAATGTTAGTGTCATCACCACGCTCACCAATGAAACCTAAGTCTAATGCGCCTGCGCCAGATTGGTCTGGTGCAAACACAAGCATAGGATCGTCTACAGAAACAGTAGTAGAGTTAACAGTAGTTGACGTACCGTTAACCGTTAAGTTACCTGAAACTGTTAGATTTGATCCGTATGTTAAGTTATCTTCCAAAAGTCCGGCTGTTACCGATTTTGCAACTGTTTTAGCAGATGCAACAATGGTAGAGTCCGTAATTTGGTTATTCTTTATACGAGTAATTGCCATGTTAGAATATTCCCCTATTCAAAAATATTTGCAAATATTATTTTATGGATAGAAGGCATCCTGCCTTCTACAAGCATATTTATGACGTAGGGGGTCTATTTAGCGGCTGCGATAATAATTTTAAAAAATTTATAAAATAACTGCTTCTACAATACCAGTGCCGGATTCTAATGCGATAGCAAAAGACCAACCTGTTCGTGTGTTGTCTACGGTTGCAACGCCTGGTGTTTGCGACGGTGCTAGTCTGTCACCTTTATTTACCTGCCCTTCAACTCGAACTGGCACTCGTCCTTTAAGTGCAATAGTAGCACCGTCAAGGCTTTTGTTCATCAAATAAGCAGGATTTTCTGAAATAACACCTAGTACTGAATGTGCTGTTGCAGTAGTTGCTGCTGTTACTTCCGCATCGCCGCCTACTGCCATTACTGTACCTGTAGGGTAGGCTTTGTCAGAGCGATAACGCTCTGCTAAGTCAGCGTATTCTGCTGAACTTGCTGTACCATCAATGTTTGGTACAGTTAATGTATCCGATAAAGGATTGTAAGTGATGCCAGCATCAGTATATACAGATTCTGCCAAAGCCGAACCGTTATTTGAATCAACAAACGTTAGGTAATACTCGTCATCAGATTCTGCCGAAACTGTTTTAACTGTATTTGCGGCTGACGCTGTACCGCTAATATTCGGAACAGTTAGTGTGTTTGTTGCCGGATTGTAATATAGTGCCGAATCTGTATAAATTATTTCAGGGGTTGCTGAAGTATTATGCGAGTCAACAAATGTAATAGGGTGATTAGCGTTAGCTGTTGCTTGTCGTGTATCAACTCTGTCAGCTGTAGCAGCATTACCCGAACAAGCATTAGCATTAGCAACATTGTTAACAGTAACAACATCGGTAGTGCTATCGCCGCGAGCAAGAGTAATAGTAGCATCGCTAACTGTTAGAGCATTTGCTGCTGTGCTTAGTGCTTGGTTAGAAGTTTTAGCAACTTTTGTGCCAATATCTGTTGCTACTGTGGTAGCAAAGTTAGGATCATCGCCTAGTGCTGCTGCTAGTTCATTTAGTGTGTCTAGCGTAGAAGGAGCACTTGCTACTAGATTCGACACGGCTGTATCAGCATAACTTTCGTACGCACTAGTAATAGCAGTTTCGCGTGTGTCTGTGTATGCATTTGCTGTTGTTACAGCATCTGTTTCTGCACTTGCTAGAGCGGTGCTTAAACCGTCAACATTAGCAATAGTATGGTTATGGCTATCATCTACTACTGCCGCAGTTAAAGTTACGTTAGCACTACCATCAATACTTACATTGCCTGTTAAGTCGCCTGCTAGTGTAATAGTGCGAGCAGTTGTCCATTTTGCAGCATCTTCTGAAGTGACATTTAATGCTGCTTCTGTTGAGCCATCACTTTGGTAAACACCAAGTGTATTATCGCCATTATCTTTAATCTGCAAACTACCTAGATAGATAGTTGAGCCTGCTAAGTGTAGTTCATTCCACTTGTTTGAAGCAGAGCCTAAATCGTATGTTTCATTTGCACCCGGAATAACATCGCCTGTTACTGTAACTGTAGTGTCAGACACACTAACCACATCAGTGCCGTTCATGTTAATTGCTGCGTTAGTGTCAATGACACTAATACTATTAGTAGAATCTGGACTGGTAATACCTGTTACAACACGCGAAGCAGCAACATAACGAATAACAACTTCGTCTGACGCTAAAGGTGCTTCTGCAAAAGTAAGCTGGTCACCGCTAACTGTATAGCCCACGCCCGGATTTTGAACAATACCGCCAGTAACAACGATGATAGCATCAGCAGTAGTTGCTTGTTGTAATGTAAATGTTACTGTAGAATTATCGCCTGTAAGCACTTCAGAATCATGAGTAGATGCTGCACCTCCGGAACCTACTGTTTCCCAAGTTGAGCCTGTCCATATCTCAACTTCGCCTGATGTTGAATTAAAACGTAATTCACCTTGTGTAGGCGTACCAGAGCGTTGTGCAGTTGTGCCTACTGGAATAACTAAACCGGTAGTAGCATCCATTACAATAGGATCACCAGCACCCACTGCCATTTCGTTGTTGGTGAATACAAAGTCGCCTAGATCGCCGCCAACACCAAAGTCACCTGTATAACGTGCACCAGAGATGTAAACCGATTTACCAGTAAACGAAACACCGTTAGGTAAGTTTGTGCCAATAAAGTGTAACACACCGCTCTGATAATCAAAGAACCATTCGTCGTCGTTGTTAGAACCTGTAGCAAATACTTGATCGCCTGTAGTAGCGTTAGCAGCATCGCTAGAATCATGTATGTAAACTTTTACTTGATATGTTGAACCAAACTCAGGAGATATCCAATCTGTTAGGTTAGTTTTCCACGAACGGTTTGCTGTTGATGTAATGTCAGCAGCACATTCAACAGGTGCACTTGTAGGATAAACAGTAACAACACCCGCTGAACTTCCGGGAATAACGCCTGGAATACTACCCGAATCTTTCATTACACGGTCTCCACGCATCTGTAGTGGCGAAGGTATAGATTCGTTTGGTGCTTTCTTTTGTGTATTAGTATCTGTTTTAGTTAGAGCGTAGCCTAACTTCTTCCACAAATAGTCAACTTTTTGGTTATCTGAAATAGCCATTAACTAGCAACTCCTACGCTTAATGCGGAAATACTTTCGCCGCTTGCTAATGCTATACGCACTAGTACTACGTTGCCTGTAGCGTTTGACATGTTTTCAGATCCTAAAGTTAATGTGTACGAACTATTTAAGCTAGTTCCTGTTGGAACAATATCTGCCGCAGTAAACGCACAGCCATTACTGCCGTTACCGCCATTGCCTGTGTCGGCACCCGGTACACCTGCACCTGCGTATTGAACAGTTGAGTCTAGCCAACCGTTTAGAGTTGATGCACTGTCAATCGCTGTTCCTGGAGCTGCAATCCACAAACCCGTAATACCAGTGCTAGAAGTAATAGCAACGTCAAAGTTAGCAACTACCTGTCTGCGGAAAGCAAACGTAAAGTATTGTGTGCCTGTGTCACCTGAACGATCTGGACCTGCTGGCAAGTTTGTGCTGTGATCTGTTGTATCGTGCTGTAGCAAGCCTTGTAGTACGCTTGCTTCTTGCGATCCTGACATACCAGGATCTGATGTGCTTGTATAAGGATCATTTGTGTAATAGTTAGTAGCACCATTAAACGATGGCGTATCTGTGGTTGCAGCAATAAAGTCTGCAATACGCAAACCATCGTCTGTGTAAACACCGTTACCCAAACTGTCACTAACTGGAATAATAAACTCGTTAATACCTGCAGGAGTTTCTGTTTGAACACGAATAACTTGATCTAGTTCTGCATAACTGCCTGTGCCGTTAACGTTCTTCATTCTAAACTTGATTTTTTCAGCAGCGGTTACACTAGAACTTGTTAGTGTAATAGTTTGATCGCCAATAGCATATGGTGTGCTTGATGTTTTACCAGTGTTAGCATTAGGAATGCCACCTGTTAAGTACGAGCTTGCGCCATCTAGGTCAGCATAAGTTTTGTATTGTGTGCTTAGTACGCTGTCGGTTGTTCCGTCAACGTTAGTACCGCCTGTGATTTCAAACGGTGTAGTTGTGTCTTGATATGCTTGACCAATCCAATCGTAAACTTCGACACCGCTCAATGTTAGTGTTGAGCCGCTGGCGTAGTACGGAATGCCTGAAATATAGTTGTATGTTACACTATCTTCTGTTAGTGTAGCACTGGTTAAATCAACTGTTGGAGTGTTAGTAACATCGTCACGCACAATAGCAACATAGTTGGTGTTGCCTGTTGCGTCGTGTTCAATACGCTCGTCGTTAACACCTACTGAGTAAGCAGTAATTGGTGCTGTGATCTTGGCATCAAATGTCTGGTAGAAGCCAGTTGGGTAAGTTGCTGCTGATATAGTATCATTGGCATCTCTGTTGTCACTAACTACCAAATATGTAAATGTGCCATTCTCATTTAGTGTGGTTGAGAATGTTTTAGAACCTTGTGTTGTTCCATTGATAACTGCTGACGCTGTGCCACTCAAACCGTTGTAGGCGTTAGCAATAACGCTTGTGTCAATAGTGCCAGATGCATAACGACGTGCTGTAGTTGTGTTTATGCTGTCGCCTGCGCTTAGTGGGCTTGTGTCCGAATTGTCAGTGAAGCCAGCAGCAAGTTTAGGACTTGTGCCTTGTGCTACATCAGCTAGAGTAATAGTTTTTGAACTAACACCTGCTGGTGCTGCTGGAACACTATTAAGTTGGAATACAATAGTTTCAGAATCTGTTTGCGCAGTAATGTCTGGTGTGCCGTTAGCAGTAAATGTTAGAGTATGATTTCCAATAGTTTCACCGCTGTAATCGTGATCAATAGTTGCGCCAATAGTACCAGCAGTTGATCCATCTTCAGAAAGCGTGTCATTTGTGCTTGTATCTCCCCAATCGTAAACATAATCGTCACCGTTTTGTGATGTGTTTGTAACACGAACTAGCGCACGGTTGTTACCATTATAGTCTGTGCCATCATAAATGTCGTAGATGTTGTCGCCTGTTTTGTCGCTAACTGTGATTGCTGTGCCAGCAACATTAGCGCGAACATCTGGCTCAACGTGAACTGTAAAGTCTGATGAGATAAATGGCGAACTGCTGTGATTAGAAATAACACGCAAGTTACCCGTGTAGTCAACTGCTGTGCCGCTTGCTTGGTTAGCACTGCTTAACGCATAGGTGTGGCTAATAGTGCCACTTGTGTCACCACTTGCACCAGAACCTACATTAACTGTAGTTGTATTACCATCGCCCCAAGTGTACAAGTATTGAATGCCGTAGGTAGCATACGAACCAATAGTTGACTCTGTGTTGTTTGTAAACGTAACAGGTAAACCGCTAGTGCCTTCTTCGTTGATACCAGTTGTTGTTGATAACGCAACAGTTGGTGTATGCGTGTCATAAATCTTGAATGCGTTGTTGTCATCTGTTGGAATACTAGCAGGCAATGCCGTAGTGTGCGAGTCAAGTGTAAGCGTTACAGTCCTTGTTTGTTCTTCTTCAGTTGAAGTGGTAAATGTATGACTAATACGACCACCGCCAACGCCGCCAGGGTTGCTATCGCTAGATACGACAGTGTCTGACGAGCCATCGCCCCAATCCCATGTATACTGGACTGTAGCGCCTGATGTATTTGTTGTAGTGTTTTCAAAGTAAATTGTGTCACCGTCGTCCCATTGTGTGATAGGCGATCCGCCTGTTGCTGCTGCGTATGCCGAGAAGCTAACAACAGGATCTGCTGTGTAAAGTGTTATGTAATCTTCGCGGGTCTTACTGATACTACTGCCTGCGCCTGATCCATTATGATTGTATGCTGTTACTGTAACATCAAACGGTGATCCAGTATTAGTAGCATAAGTGTGTGTTGGTGTTGAGTCTGTTGTACCAGTTGTGGTGTTGCCGTCGCCCCAGTTAATGGTGTAGCGAGTTGGGTTACCATCTGCTGTGATAGTTAGCGTAGTAACCATACCAGCGCCACCAGTTAAGTTGTCGCCAGTAAAATCAATGTTAGCAACAGCAGTATCATTGATCATATTTGTTGCTAGTTCGTTTAAGTCATCAATGGCATCAGTTACATAAGTTGAAGTAGTCCAATCGTTAATCGCGCCTTCAGGGTATAGCGATGTATCAGTTGGTGTGCCTAATGTTACAGACATACCAGTAGTACCAGTTGATACTAAAGTGTCAATTGATGACCAAGTTAATCCGCCTGCACCATCGGTGGTTAATACATAATCAGCACTGCCGCCAGAGATTGTAATATCTCCAACTGCACCTAAGTCTAGGTCGCCCGAAGTAGAACGTATTTGGCTACCGTTGATGGTTATGTTATCAACTTGTAATGATTGTGTAGGGGTTGCTGTGTTAACACCAATGCGGCTGTTAGCAACGTCTACATATAATAAGTTTGTTTCAATGGACAGATCGTTATCTCTTGCGAGATTATCTGATAACATATTGCCGTCAATTTTGTTAATAGCCATCTATTATACCTGTGTTGAAGCTACGCCGTGAATCACGGTAATCTGCACACCGGTTGGCGGTGCACTTGTAAACGTAATATCATAACTTCCATCTACTGTGTAGTTTGTTGTTGGTGTTTGGAAAATACCATTCACAAATACCAAAATGTTTTCTGCGTAATCTACTGCGTAAGTCATTGATCCAAATACAGTTGTTGATGCATCGCCTGTAAACGAATCTACAGTGATATCAACCATGCCTTCTAGTGCTAGACTATCCCACGAACTTCCATTATACACTTCTAAATTACCTGATGTTGTGTTAAAGCGTGTTGCTCCTACACTAGGTGCAGCAGGACGTTGTGCTGCTGTGCCAACAGGCAAAACAACAGACTCAACTGTTCCTTGGTTTAACAATGAGTTTTTGAGTGTATAACCTTGGGCCATATTAGATGCTCGTGTAACTTACTACTGCGTTAAACGTAGTTGCTGCGCTGCCTGTAGCAACCAGTGTGTCGCCGTTTTCTAGCAATAACTTTTCGCCGCCTGCATACAACTGGTGTGTATCTGCTGCGTTGATTGAGTAGTCTTTGATTACAATGTTGTCATTGCCTGCCGAGTCACCTGATGGTACCAAGTGAATAGTAAGTGTCGCTGAACTACCAGAGTAGTTTGTAAATGAGGCAAATGTAATTGCAGAATTACCGCTCGAGGTATAAACTGTTGTTGCTGTATTGCCTACTAGGTTTGTTTCTAATGCCATTTTTAATCCTTAGAAAATAATGCTGTAGACGATTGCTTTTGCTTTTGAAACCAATTCGTCATTTGTTGATGTAGTTCTGAAATATACGCCAGAACCGCCTGAACCTTCTGTTTTGTGGTAAAGTATGTTGTAGCCTGCTTCCGCTGTTGGATCACCTGTGCGAAGTTTTAACTTTAGGTCGGCGTCAATATATACATCACCACCTGTGTCTGGAGCAATGACAATATCACCGCCGCCTACAGAAACAATTGACTGCCCGTTAACATCTAGATCACCGCCAAGTTGCGGAGTAGTGTCTTGTACTACATCTGTTAGTGCTGTGCCGCCACCGCCTGAAGTGAAGCCAATATCGCTCCATATATTACCGTCAACCGATAACTGCCAAGCGTCTGTGGTTTCGTTAAAGCGTATACCTGCGCCGTATCCAGATGTGCCATCGTTTAACGTACCTCTGTCAACTACTACGGCTGCTTCGCCAAGCGTGACACCTGCTTCGGTTTCACCTTCATTGAGCATGATTGTGTTGTTGCTGATGTTTAGGTTTGTTTCACTTACAACAGCAGAATCACCTGTTACAACTAAGTCGCCTTTTACACGAAATACTTCCGTAGTCACTGTTACTTCATTGGCAGTGTTGCCATCTTCATCAATTGTCTCAATGTTATAGTCGCCGAGAATTCGATCAGTAGTACTCATACAATTTTACCTTGTTATTGTACTATTTATATAAAGATTGAAACTCCGTTTTAGTAATCGTTTTTAGATTTTCAATGGCGTTCATTTTGTCGTACCTGCAGCTTGCATCTGTTACGACTCTGTAAAAATCAATACGCTTGTTTTCTTTCATTATCTGCATTATTTGATTAAACCAGTTACCGCCAAATGTTGCTTTGTCAGTTGACTTTTTATAATGTTGCGAATCGGCGTATAGGTTGTTAAACAAGTCGCCTACACTGCCTAGGTCAAACCCTAGCAAGTAAATTTTTAAATGCTCTTGTTTGCTGCGGCATGCTAGGTTAAGTGCATTAGGGCCCGAGCTCATTCCGCTATAGGTTGGATCAAGTTTTTTACTGCCTGAGTCTGCAAAGGGTCTGCGTGTCCAATGTACGCAGTTATCATTCTTAGGCCAACCACTATCTTGTATTTCTCTGCTGATACCAGGATCTGTTGACACTAACACATCAGGATCAAATTCTCTATACAGAGCATTGCACCCAAATATCTCCCCATGCTTTCTTAGTGCGTGTAAGTCAATGCCTTTGCGGCTTACACCATTTCCTAATACAAACGCAGTCATTAAAAAACCCTCTTAACGTATGTATCGCTAAGAGGGCGGGTATGAACTAAAAACTAATTATTGTACGTCGTTCTCAATTTGAGCAACGTCAATAGTACCAGTTGAGATAGTTTCTGTGTCGTCTGCAATATCAGTAAATGATAGTGCTACTTTATCGCCAGAGTGTGTAATACCAAACTTGTTTGAAATACGCTCTAGACGGTCTGCGCCTGAACCAGGTAGTGTAACAGTCATAGTCATTTCGTCTGCTGCTAGTGCGCCGTCGTTTTTATCAACAACAGTACATACGCCTTCGTTTGAACCATCAGATACTAGGAACTTGCGAGAACCTTTCTGGCGGATGATATAACCATCTGCTTCTGCGTTAGCACCAACTTTAACACGAACAACAACTTGTGCGCCTGTTAGTGCTGTGTTACCACCAGCAACACCTACAGAGTAAGTACCGCCAGTTTTTGCCTGGCCGCTAGTGTTAGTTTTTTGAATTTTTAGTGGACGTCCCATTTGTTTTCTCCTTAATGTTGACGTTCTAGGTCTACGCGGTGGGTGCCGCATAAGTTCTATGAACAACAGTATTTATGCTGTACTATCAAGAACTTACAGTCAAAAAAATACCTGCCGAAGCAGGTATTTTTATTTTCTAGCCTACGCTTAGAATTAAGAGAATGACAAGTTAGATACTGAAATCTCTGAAACGTAGTCACCAGCGTTACCTAGTGAAGATGCTGTGTTGCTTAGTTCCACATAACCGTAGCGAGTCATGAATGAAACAACTGGCTCAAATGTTGATGGATCTAGTACAACGCCTGAAGACATTAGAGGAACGTATGGGCAGTAGAACGCTGCTGCGTCTGCCTCTGAAGAACCTTTGTAGCCTACTAGGACTGCTTGTGTGTCTGAAGCATATGAGTCAACATATACTTTCATAGCTGAGTTTAGCGTACCAACGAACTTAGTGTTAGTCGGAGCTTCAAATGTACCTTCAGTTGAACGTGCAAATGCAGAAGTTGTAGCTGATTGTAGTACAGTTAGAGCTGCTGGAGAAACAACTGCCCAGTTACCAGCGCCACGACGTGTACGTTGTGCGATCTGGTTAGCAGCGCGGTTCATCAATACTGCTAGTGCAGCATGCTCGTCGCCTACGAATGTAGCAGTACCAGAAACTGTTGCTTGGTTGTAAGCAAAGTCAGTAGATGCTAGTGAACGTAGAGAGTATAGAACCTCTTGGTCGATCTCAGCAGTAATTTCTTGAGCTAGTGCAGCCATGATTTCTGCTTCAACGTCGATACCGTGCATTGATTGTGCATCTTGTGCAGCTTCAAAAGTCCAGCGAGCTTGTAGCTTACGAGTACGAGCTTCAACTGTTTGCTTTAGAATCTGAACAGAAATGTTACGACCACCTGAACCTTCTAGTGCAGAAGTTGCGCCACCGTTGTAGTTAGCTTCAGATGAACCAGTACCAGAAGAGTATGCAGTAGCAATCTTGAATGGTGATAGTGCTTCTTCGCCAGCTGTAGTATCAGTGTTAACGCCTGAAGTATCGTTCATTGTAGTGCCATAACGTACACGCAAAGTGTGGATTTGGCCTACAGGACCAGTCATAGGTTGTACACCAACGATTTCGTTAGCGATAACAGTCGGCATTACTCGACGGATAACTGGAAGAATAACGCGGTTCAAAGAAGCAACGTTACCAGAAGCAGTAGCGCCGCCAGAAGCAGCCTCTGCCAAATGAGTGCGAGTATTTTCCAATACTGCTGCCATTGTGTTACGGCGTGAACCCTGAAGACCTTCTAGAAGTGCTTCTTTAGTCTCGCCCCAACGGCTTTCTAATAGTTCTTTAGACATTTTAAATTTATCCTTATTGCAATTTAAGATTAAAGTCCCGCCAACTTCTTCATTGCAATGATGTTTGAGTTGTCATCATTGTCAACTTTAGCAGTAGTAACGGATTTTTTATCACCAGTGACTTCTTTTGACTCAGAGATTACAGTTTTCTTAGCAGGTGCTTCTGCTGTTACTTCTTTGTTCGCAAGAACTGCTGGCAAATATTTGTCAAATACAGACTGTAAACGGTTTGTCTGTACATTTTCTAAAAGCGAACGCATAACTGTTGCTTTACTTTCGTTAAGCGGAGTTAATAGTTCATCCATGATCTCAGTACGAGCGTTCGCTTCTTTGATCATTTTTAGTTCAGTGTTTTTAGATTCTACAAGAGCTTTTGCTTTTGTAGTAATCTCAACGGCTTCAGCTAACTTAGAGTCTTTAGCTTCAATTTCTGAATGTAGGCGTTTGATTTCAGCGTTCTCATTAAGTAGAGTTGAGCCAAATTCAGCAGCATACGCTTCAAAAATACGACGACCAAAGTTGTTCTCACGAGCAACTTTAATGTCTTCATGAAGTGCAGACAATTCGTTAGATAGATGCTTGGCTACAACACCTTTCACTTTAGCAGCGTTTTCAGCAACGAAAGATTCTTTCAATGCTTCTAACTTCTCTTTTGCTTCAGCTACTAGCTGTACCTTAGATTCAACCAAGTCGCGCTTGTCTTGTGCAAATTCGTTAATCTCTTTTGCAAGAGCTTTAACAACAAAGTTTTCCAACTTTGCAAAGCCTTCGCTTTGAATAGCACGGTCTTTACGCAACTCGCTAATTTCCTCTGCTAGTTTTGATGTCATAAAGTTGTTGAACTTGCCAGCACCTTCCAACATCTTAGTTTGGAACTTAACGCGATCTTCAGCAAGTGCAGCTTTTTCTTCTGCAAGTGCTTGAATCTCTGTGTTTAAACCTTCAGAAACCATGCGATCTAATGCTTCAACCATAACACTTTTATCGTGTTCGTAGCGTTGTGCAAACTCTTCACGTAGTTCTGCACGAACCTCTTCACGAGCTTCAGTAATCTTCTTATCCCACGCTTCGTTGAGTTCAGAAGAAACATCTTCGTTAATTAGGCCGCTATCAATCAATGATTTGATTGCATCTAGCATGTTTTAGTCTCCTAACGTAATTTAAGATCAGCAATTAACTTACCAATCTCAGATTTTAAATATTTTTGTACGCGATTATCAACTACTGCGTCTTTGGCCATAGCATGTAGCTGTTGGCCACCTCGCATATTCATCAAACCTTCATAAATGGCTGTTGGATACGCATTAGGCGCACTTGGTTGAGCAACAACGTCCACGGTAACGATTTCAAAGTCACTTACATGACCATTGCCTTCGTTAACGTTACCTGATCCACGCGATGATACACCTAATTTAACGCCGCTTTCAAGCATTGTTTCAACTAGTTTGCCCATCGGTGTTGGTAAGATCTTCATCTTACCGTATCCATTTGGTCCGTCCATCCACATTTCAGTAATCATGTGTGATACACGGTCTAAATTAATTTTTAAATCATCTGGGTGATCTACTTCACCTAGAACACTGTAACCACCGCTAATCTGTTCATTCAATGTTGAAACTGCTTTCTCAATCTCGTTAACAGGATATACACGCTGGTTGGCATTCTTTACACCACCTTGGATGCAGATGCCCTTCATATGAAGGCTCTTAGAAGAGCCTTCTCCGCTGCTTTCAACAACAATGTTAGCAGCATCGAAGGTTAAATTCTCTTTTAAGTATGCCATACTAATACGGTGTCCTTATGATTTTGGCTTCGGTGCGTCTTTCATGTCTGGCTCAGTTGTGCCACCCATGTCTTTAGCTTCTGGAGCAGGACGACCTGACTCTTCACCTGATGACATTGCTGGCTTTGCTTCTGCGCCTGCTTTGCCTGAGTTATCAGCGTTAGCAGATTTCTTATTAACACCTGACTCTTCTGAAGTTACAGGAGCTGGAGCTGCTTTTAATTCAGCTGCTTCTTCTAGCTCTTCAGACTCTTCAGTAATTTCTTCTGCGTCTTCTGCAACGTCTTCTTCAGCTTCGTACATGCCTTCCATTTCTGGCATTTCTGCTGGCATTTCTTCTGCTGGAGCAGCTTCTTCGCCGCCCATTAGTTCTTCAAACTCAGCCATTAATTCGTCTAGTTTATCTTCTAGGTCAACAACACGGTCTTCCAACTCTTCGTGGTCTTCTTCATGCTCGTCTTGCTCACCATCCATGTCGTAGTCAACTTCAGCTTCTTCTTCGCCGTCAACCATTTCCATGTCTTCGTCTTCGCCTTCGACAACGCCTTCTTCTTCAGCTTCAATGTCGTCAACTAGGTCGTCAACTTCGTCTTGAGCAACAGCGTCTTCGTCCATCAAAGACTCATAAATTTCACGTGATTTCTCAACAACGATCTCGTGGAATAGGTCTTGTGCCTTTGCATCCTCGTCATTGATCACATATTCAATTAGTTTTTCAAATTTGTTCATACCAATAATTCTCCAATAAAGTATGGCTTAGTGTGTGTATTTACACACTAGTCAGAAGAAAAGGTATTTAAAGGTGTCAAAAGGCGCAAAAAGACTCTTTTTATGACAAAAAAGTTAAAAAGTGTCAGTTTACATTGGTGGCATTGCTTCTGCTGCTGGCGCATATTGACGTTGAATATCTTTTAAGTTATCTTTATATTCAACATTACGCAGGTCTAGCATGCTTCGCAATTTATTGATTTGTTTTAGAGTTAAACGAGTCTTGCGAACGTACTCCTCGAAATCAGGCTGGCTGTTGTCGTCTTGTACATCTTGATAACCTGGGATAGCAGGTTCAAACATTTCGTTTAAATTCATAACTTTATTTATTATTGTGGTGGCGGTTCTGCGCCCGGAGCAGGTTGCCCAACAGCAGGAGTAGGTTCTACACCGCCTTCTTCGCCTTCTGGTGGCATTTCGCCCATCATCTCAGCATTGCCTAGGTCAACGTCAAAGCCGCCCGGCATAACACCTACGCCGCGCAAGTCGCCGCCTTCTGGGCTCATGTCTGGTGCTGCGCCTTGCTCTTCTTTCCATAGCTTGCTGTTTTCTGCAAGTTCTTCTTCGGTCAAGCCCAAGAAGCGTGTCATTAAGAATCGCTTGCTCATATATGGTAACTGTTCCAAACCCTGGAATGTACCTACACGGCTTGCATCAAGCTCTGATTGGCGATAGCTTGCAAAGTTCTGAGGTGGTGTAAACTTCAAGTCAAACAGACCTGAGTCAATGTTAAAGCCTCTCCAACGCAAGAACATTTTAAACTCGTCGTCGAGTGCATCTGCTAGTGTACGTTGTAAGCGTTGGCAGTATTCGTTGAAACGATTCTCTTGGATTAGTGCTGTACCTACACGGCCGTCACTTAGTGGGGTAGCGTTTTCGTCTGGACCTTGTGGTAGGTATGAGCTTGGTACACGCAAACCACGTGCTAGTTTGTTGTTAAAGTAGCGGAGGTCGTCGATCTGGCCTAGGTTTTCACCTCCCGGTAATGTCTCA